GATGTGACATTAAATATATCTTGTTCACATAGTATCCGAGAAGAACATCCTATTGGTTCTATTTTTGGTTGTACCGAAATGATATACAGAGAATCACCCCAAAAGACACCTTTTTATAAAATTAATGACAATAAATTATATTTGATGGAGTCTGAAGGAGTAATTAATGATGATCCAGAAAAACCAAATATGTTGGCTGATTATCAAGACAAACTACCTTATATGACTAATGAAGAAAGAAGGCTCAAATTAGATTGGATTCTTTCAGATGAAGATATTCCACTCACTTAAAATAATAAACTTTCATTCTTACCTACTTTATATAAGGAAAAATAATCAATCCTTAATGATTAATTTAAATTTGCTTATTGATGGGAATTATCTTTTACGAAAAAATATAAGTACTCTCTGGAAAAACAAGATCCTTTATTCGGAATTATATAATATTTTGGAAAGGGATTTCAACATTTTAACCCACCTTTTTCATTTTCGTAAAACATTTTTCATCTCTGATTCCACTGGTAATTGGAGAAAAGACTTTTATCCTGAATATAAAGGGACAAGAAAAAAAGACGAAGATATAGATTGGAAATTCATTTATCAAGAATATGGTGAATTAAAAACAGCCATATCATTCAAAAAAACTGTTGATTTACTTCAAGTCGATAGGATGGAAGGTGATGATATAATGGCATATCTTGTAAAGAATTTAAACAAAAAGGGGGAATCAACGTTTATAGTATCGTCTGATAGTGATTTATATGAACTTATTTGCTATGATGGATTAGATCTCAAATACATCAATATGATGTATAATTTCAAATATAATGATGAAAGGGTTTATCTACCAGAACAATATAATATGTTCACTGATAATATCGTTAAGACTTTTGAGGATAATCTTTTTCAAACAAATAATGAAATGGAATTCGTTGAATTTTTCGAAAAATTTCTCAATGGAAAAAAGACAGTTGAGATAAATAATGAATTCGAACTTTTCAGAAAGATAATGGGTCATGGAAAAGATAATATCAAATCAATCTTTATGCAGGGAAATCGTGGGATTGGAGATGCTGGTATTCAAACGATTTATACTCTATATAAGGGGACATATCCCGGCACGATAGATTTTAACTCTCAGGTATTTAAAGACAACCTGCTTGAGATAATTAAGTTTAGCAAGAGATTAGACAATAGCCAAGATGTTATAATTATGGAAAGATTGAAAAGAAACCTAAAAATCGTGAAATTGGATGAAGAATCAACACCAAAACAACTTTACGAAAATATGAAAAATTCGATAAATATCTAATACTTGGAGAAAGTACTATTTAGGTAGGGGTTTTTTGGATTCCAACATTTTTTCTTTAAGTTTGGTCAATACAATAGTAAGACTTGTGGTAATGTTAGCCAAAATTTCTTCTTTCATCCTCTTTCTGTCTTTTCTTACTGTATCGTCAAATATATCATTCATTATATTTGTTGTTCTCTTGGGAAATTCAAAATTGTATTTATATTCGTGATTTACTACAATCATTTTACCCCTATCCTGAGCGTCATCAAAAATAATGAAAGTATCTACATCCTTTTTCCCTTGAAAGTATTCTTTACTTACGATGTATTTTATGTGAGAGGTATTGGCCCCATTTGGTGCATCATAATAACGAATATTTCCTTCATCTTGTAGAGCTATTTTGAAGATGTCAAATCCCAATTGCTGATCAACATTCAGAACATCTTGACCCTCAATCTTTTTCGCGACATTTCTTCTATAATTTCTAAATCGTATTCGTAATCGTATGAACCAATTATTTCTCATGATTGTTTAATTTTTGACAAAGATACGACAATTTCATGAATAAAAAAATTATTCATATATCCTGATGTCGAACTTTCCGTCATATTTGACGGCATTTACAGTTTTTCCGATCTTGTAGGCTAATCTTCTGGAATATGTGTAGGTCTCAAATTTATCAACGAGTTTTTCGTTCTGAGTGATTGATCCAATAGGAACATCATTACCATTATCATCCTGATATTTAACAATTTCCACTATATATTTCTTTCTCTTGTTAAAAATAGTATTGATAAGTTCCTCAAATAATAAAATAAAACGATTCATTTTCAATAGGTTATTATTTTCTATTAGTATATATCAAATATAATCAGTTTTGTTTATTTTTTCGGTTGGATTATGACCCACAATCTGTTACCATCCAGTTTAGGCATATTTTCAATTTTTCCGACTTCTTTAAGTCCATCAACGAATTTCAACAATAATAATTCCCCGATTTCTTTGAATTTTAGCTCTCGGCCAGCGAAAAATATAAAGGCTTTAACTTTATCACCATCGTTGAGAAAATTGATGGCATGATTTAATTTAAAATTGAAATCATGTTCTCCCGTATTATAAGTCATACGGATCTCTTTCAATTTTATTTTTTTATTGTTTTTCTGATTTTCTTTGTCTTTTTGTTTCTTTTCGTAAAGGAACTTATTGTAATCCATCATTTTACAAACTGGTGGGTTTGCTGTTGGTGAAATTTCAATTAGATCCACACCCAAGTCTTTCGACAATTGTAAAGCTTCCGTTGTTGTGGTTACATATGGTTGAGTTCCATCTGTAAATATTAGTCTAACTGAATGAGATGTAATTTGATGATTGATTTTTTCTGTTTTTTCTCTGTTGTTTTTGTTCATATATAAATTATTTTTACTTCCCGATTCTATTTTTTGGGAATTGAATACAAATATAAGAAAATTTCTGTCATAAAAAAATTAAAATTACTTGATTTCCAAGCTATAGTTAAAGAGTTTATTTGTATCCTCAATAGCCATTTTTTTTAATTCTGTTTTTTGTTCTTCTGTGAGCTTTAGGTCTTTGGATATTTCTTCTATGAAATTTTTTAATACAAAGGATATTCTTTGTTCTTGCTGTTCTGACATTTTTCTAATTTTTATTTTTTTTAAATTATTTTTCAACCCATTCAATCCATGCCCTAAAATTTACCATTGAAGCCTACAAAAATATTTAACTTATATATTAATAAAAAAAAACTGATTTTTTGAATTTTTACGGTCAATTTAATATATTTTTTTGTGTATCAAAAGTTTAAGAAAATTCATTTTTATTTACACTTTTATAGAAGTCATTGATGTTGAAATATTTATCAAAAGCCACCATAATATCCTCATAAGTTAACTTGTCGATTGTATCTTCTATAAGCCAATTCTGGGGGAGAATGAATTTATCTTCATTGTCTTGTAAGTTAATATTCGATTTTATCAAACTGATTTTAATGAAATTTTTTACACTTTCAAATTTTTCTCTGGTTAAATAGGATCTTTCTTTAAAAACATTGATTATAGTTTCATTTAATTTTTCCACATTAACATCGCTCGTTTCGGTTGAAATAATTATGATTCCTTTATCATCCAGACGATCAATACGACAGTTGATATAATAAGCCAAACTATTTTTTTCTCTAATTGCTTTATATAACGGAGATTTTAATCCTCCAGATAGAAGATAGTTGATGAATATTATCTTATCGAAATCTTCATTTATTATTGGAGAAAGGTAAATAATAGAAGATTTATTTCCAGATAATAAAGGAGTTTCTAAGGTATAATCATATGTTCCTAATTTAAAAGTTTTTTTACTTGACTTATCATCAAAGGTTATATTTGTTGTTTCTTCTTTATATTTCTTTGATATGTATATTATTTTAGATGGATTACTATAAAACTGCGAATAATGTTCTAAGCATTTTTCCATTGTTAATTGTTCTATGTCCTCTTTTTTCCCAACTGAATTATAGTTGTTTAGTACTTTTCTATATAAATTGAGAAAATGATTTTTATTATACCTATTGAATAAGTCGGTATATTCCTCTAAAACCACATTTTTTTCTATTTTAAAAACATCAGGAGTTATTTTGAAGTTTGTGATTTTTTGAAGAAATTCATTTTTGAAATTATAAACATAATCATCTAAACCTTTGATATAGAAAACTATATTATTCGGTGTTGTATAAGCATTCCAAGTTATACCGTTTTTTTCTAATGAATCCACAAATTCATCATTCAAGTTTTTACATACTAAATGTTCTATTAAATGAGATATTCCATAAGTTCCCTCTTTTTCATTTACGACAACACCATTATAGACAATGTAGAATCCTGATAAGTCAATTTGATTTTGTATATTATATATCATGTCAGGGGAAGTAGATTTTTTCTTTTTATATATTAAATCAAAAATAGTTTTTTCTTATTAAAAAGGAAAGACACTAATTTAATATATAAAAAGAAATTACCTTGTTGAATCTACAATGAAAGACATATGGAACATCAAATTTGATTGGACTTTGAATGGCGACACTTGGTTGAGAGAAGAGAGATTAGATGCTTATTGGAGCGGGGTAACTTATATCCCAGATAACTATTTTAAATACCAAAAATGTTTATCTGGTATCACCTATCAATATGTTAATACTCTCGATGATATTTATAATAAAAATCCAATGGTCGGAAAGAATTGGTGTATTTACAATATGTATAATGAATTTGATATTATAAATAATTTCATGGTCAATATGGATAGTGTTGATGTATGTAGTACATCGAGTTTAGATTTGACCCTAAGATATTATACGATTGATAATGCTTATTTAAAGACGAAACATAAAGTCCTTCTGGTAAATCAATCAGATAAAACCCAAAATGGATTATACAATGTCGACCAAAGAGGATTTTTAATTAGATCAGATTTTATGGCTGATTCGGGGAATACATTTAGATACAAAGGTTATGTCAAGCTGGGTGATAATAAACACAAGGAATATCATTTAAAAAATGTAGGGGATTATTTTCCAGTATCATATCAATCAGCTGATTATATGTCGGGTAAAACCTATATTATAAAAAATTTCTTCAATTATAATTTGGGGGCGACAATACCAATTCCTAAATTGATTTTCACTGATTATGATATAGCAAGACACATGAATCCATTAAATTATTCTCTTTATACAGGATTCAATGTTTCTAATGTTCTTAATAATGGTGATAAAGTCGTGATTAAATATCATGATAACGAATATATTATAATACTTGATCCAGACACAACCAAATTTATTTATACGGGAATTACATCTGGAAGTACGATGTTTAATAAATATGATGAATGGTGGTTAACAGCTACAAATGAATCAGTTTATACTTTTGTTAAAGTGAGTTCGAATTTTTATAGTAATACAAATTTAAATGATTATGTACAAATTGAAATATCAGGAAATACCAGTCTTTTCTACAATACATTTATAAAAAGTAAAGACAATTCAGTTGATTATTATGTGTCTTTGAAAGATCCTATTCCAAATAATTTATTGACTGATTTAAGTGGTTATTCATATACAATTACAAATCTTCAATGGTCAACAATAGGTAATATCCAAACTATTTTAAATTCAGCTTATCACTCCAAATATTTTTATGTCGATCCATCATTAAATGTATCTCCAACTTATTATCAATATAATCATTATTTTGATTATGATGGATTACAAATTATTTATAGTGGAGTTTCTTATACTGAATATTCATTTTCTACCACTAATTCTTATTCGAAATATAAATTATATGAACATTTGAATTCGATAAATCCAACTATTTTTAATAATTCGTATTCTTTTTTGAGTGATGTTAATTTGACATTATTTACATCGGGATTAACAGCTTTTAATGAAATTCAAAGTTCGGAATATTTAGGAATGTATCCAAAAGGAACTTATGTGAAGATTACACCGACAAACCCATCTGATATGTATTTTCTAAAAAATCATACTTTTGTTAATTTGAATTCAATTTACAAAACATTGATTGTAGATTATGTTCCAAATGAATATTTCATTATAGAAACATATAAGAGTAATTCTGGATTAACCATAACAAGTATAGATAGTATTTATACTCTGACAGGAATATCGGAATTATTATATTCTGTTTATAAGAATGAAGAAAACGATTGGTACAGAGTTAAAGATGATGATTTAAGAAAAGATATTTGTATTTCATATTCCAGAATTATCGAAAATGATATAAATATAACGAAAAATACTACAGCTTTATTAACTCAAGACGATAATCATAAGTTCGTTCTGGAAATGTACAATCCTGAAAATTTAATGAACAATGGTGGAAATATAACTTTTAGTTATGATCCTAATTTAATTTACAAACCAATAGAATTGATTGAGATTGGTGTTGATAAACACACAAAAATACCAATTCCAATTTTAAGTGAAAATTTAGTGATAACATATGATTTATTAACGGGGGCAACAAGTGGAAGTACAACTGGAACGACAGCATATGGATCGTTTTCATTTAAGATCAAAGCAACAATTGGAATGGTGTTTAATTATATCTTACAAAGTATCTCACCAACAACATTGGATATAGATTGGGGGGATGGATTAGAAACCATTACTTTTAATGGTTATTACATAGGAAGTCATACATATTCCGCTAATAATTTCTTTGGTATAACCTTCCAAGGGGATTTACAGTATCTAAGATCAGTAACAGTAAATGGTGGTGGTATATTTATTTCTAATGTGATGAATATAAACAATCTAACATCTCTGACATTATCTAATAATATTTTACCAGATTTTGATATTACTGGATTACTATATCTCACCCATTTAGATTTGAGTAATAATAATCTTGTTGATGTGGATAAATTCTTTAACATACTTGATTCCAATGGACTTTTAAATGGGTATATAAATACATCGGGAATGGGAATAGCTGGTCTTAATGCTCATGTTACTACGATATCTCAGGTATCAAGAAATAATCTTATATTGAAAGGGTGGACATTAGTATATGATTAACTTTATAAAAATAAAAATTGGGAATGGCTTTTAAAGTTCAAATAGTAAATATAGAAAACAATGTTAATAATATCTTATTGACTGATGATTTAACCATAGAAATATTAAAGGTTAGATATAATTGGATATTAAATGCCTCCATCCGAAATGCTGTTTTAGGTTTGGATGATTATGGTTTAGTATGGTACATGGGAGAATGGATTTGTGGAGAATGGGAAGATGGTACATGGTATTCTGGAATTTGGCATGATGGAATTTGGAAAAAAGGTCGTTGGTTTTCTTATTTATTGGATAAATCAATGATATTAACAAAAAGATTTGTGATTGTTGAAGAAGATAAAATGTATTCTCAGTTTTTGAACGGTAAATGGTTAAACGGTGAATGGCATAATGGTATCTTTGGGAATGATAATAATGTTTCTGGAATGACATCTACACAGGTTACAACGGGGGCCCTTGATTGTCCATATTGGTATAATGGAAATTACTATAATGGATTATTCAAAAATTCAGTCTGGATGAACGGTGTATTCAATAATGGTACGGTTAAAAATTCATATTGGGTTAACGGGAAGTTTTATAATGGTTATTTTGATAATTATGAATGGTGGAGTGGTGGATTTTTCGGTGGAGATTTTCTTAAAGGTATTTGGAAAACAGGAACATTCAATCAAATAAAAACTAATATATTAGCAAGATTTGGAACTGAAAGTGGAACAACAACACTAACAACTTGGTATAATGGTGTTTTTGAAAATGGACAATTTATGTCTGGACTTAATATTGATAGTAGTGGAAATACTATAGCTAGTGTTGATCATAATGTTACTCATTGGAAAGACGGAACATTTAACAATGGATTTTGGTTCGGTGGTCATTTCGAAAAAGGATTATTCAATTATGGAAAATGGTATGGTGGGGTATTCAATACAAGTGCAGAAGATGCCTTTACTTCATTAACAATTTGGAAAAATGGACTTTGGTATGACGGATTATGGATGAATGGAATTTTTAAATCTGGAATGTTTTTTTCTGGAATGTGGTTAAATGGGATTTTTGAAAATGGTTTTTTAATCAGTGAATTTCAGGGAACTTTTACAACGGATTTACAACAGAATGTTGTTCCACAACCATTACCACCTCCACCTCCACCCCCAACTTATTCAATTCCAAGTGTCACTACTGTATCAACTGGAACTCCGGGATATAATTCTTGTACAGTCTCTTGTAATGTGACAAGTGATGGTGGATTGGCAACTGTTCGTGGAATTTGTTATTCTACAACGAACAACCCGACATTGAATAATACGGTTGTTTATGATGGTAGTACAGGAATAGGATCTTATACAGATACTATGATGGGATTAAATCAATTGACAATCTATTATGTTAGAGCCTTTGCCACTAATTCATTGGGTACAGGTTATGGATCTATATTAACTATAACAACTTCCTCATCACCTGCTCCAACTGTTGCAACTATCGGTTCTACAAGTGTTACTTCATCATCAGCTGTTTTAACTGGATCTTTAATTTCAAATGGTGGTGGATCTATAATAGATTTAGGAATGAAATATTCTCTTACTTCTTTTGGTGTTTACACTGGAACAGTTAAGAGTTGTGGAACTGGAAATGCCCCACTTAATTTTAGTGGAACTATTAGTGGATTATTGTCTGGTACTAAATATTATTATGTAGCTTATGCACAAAATATATTCGGTTTTTCTTATGGTGTGATTAAAAATTTCACTACTGGACAAGCACCACCTCCACCAGATTAAAATAAACAATATTTGAAATTTAATATATAAAGAAAATATCTTATACACACATTTTTGTGTAAATCCTAAAAAAATGATTAATTTATGAGTAGTCCTTCATCGAGGTTTAAAGACTTCGGTTCGATCATTATTGATGATGATCCCTTTGGAAAACGTATGAAAATTCAACTATCTGATATACCAGAAAATTTAAACATTAGAAATCTTTTGAATTATTTGAAGTGTAATGGTTGGATGAACTACAAATTCAACGAATATAGTATTAAACCGCAAGTCAACGAAACAGGAATATCAACAGTAGTTATATTGAGTTATATTCCACCTGTATTAAAAATAAAATAGAATTATCAATTTTGGACTGAATTTTTAAATATATATGGTTTAAAAAAAGAAACTGTGTATGTATAAAGACGAGATCTATTATGTTTTCATTGAAGAACATGAAGAAAAAGATAAACTTCATGAAGAGGAAGATGATATTGTTGATAAATTTGTTATTCGTATTTATAAAAATTCAAATTGGCATGTTGAAGCTATAAGTGGATCAGTTCCATATGATTTAGAAAACGAAATATTTGACAGAGAAGATGTAATAGATGATATTCTGGAACAGCTTCGAAATGTATATGATTATGTTCAGGAAATAAGTTTCCCTGAAATAGAAGATTATATGGAAGAAGATAATTAATATGTACCGTTATTACAATTATCAATCGTTTCAATTAAATCTTCAACATATCCTAAATCTTCAAAACATTCATCAAGCCATTCAATAATATAAAGAACCATATCTTCTTTTGTTTTAAATTCCTTATATTGCTTCATTAAAGATTCAGAATAACAAGTTGTGTAGACAATAGTTTTTGCTAATTGCTTTCTCGTATATCGTTCAGCGACTTCTTCTACATTATACCTATTAATATTTAACAACATTTGTTGTTCAACTGATAAATTAGTTACTTTATGAGGTTCGATTTCCATGTTTTCTGTTAGTTGAAGAAAAGATTTAAGATACTTCATTGGGAAAGTGTTTCTTTTCCCTTATATATTAATGCAATATTACGATAATTTTTTTCAAATAAAAAATATTTGGAAAAAAATGAGCTGTGAGACTTAATATATAAGTTTGAATTGTATTCAATTTTTTCAAAATGTAAAAGATTGCTAAAAAATAACAATAAAGAATATGAAAAATTTAAAAATGGAATTATTCGAATTTAAACAAAAGTTGGTATTCGAACAAGAAGAAATTTCAAATATCATCGAATCTTTTCTTTTGAATTTTAATGATTTCTCAGAAAAAGAAATTCAAAAAGGTTTAAAAGAGAGGTTAATGCCTTATACATATGATACAGATGTGAAGTCATTATTGGAAACAGTTGATGGTGAAATTCAATCTTTTAACCTTATTTACGAATTAAAAGACCTTTATAAGAGAGTTGAAAGAACCAATGGTGGTGAATTATATCGTCATCCGTTAAATGTTATATTGGAAATCATCCAATTACCAGATGACAGTACCAGAATGGAACAAATTTTACATGAATTAAAACTTTATGATTGGGTGCCAGAAATAAAGAAATTTGTATGGAATTTAACAAAAAATCCTTTGGATGTCCAAAATATGTCAAATTCTGGTAAAGGTGAAAAAATATTCACTTTAATAGAAAAAGTTGAAAATGGTTATATGGCCTTTATAGCAGATAGATGGTTTATGATTGATGACAAAGGAATTAGACAAGTTTTAGTTGAAGATTATGTAAAAGATGAAGATAGAGTTAGACAATTAAGAATTTTAGAGCAAGCTCTTACCTTAGGTGAAGTTGAAAAAGATAGATTCAATATCAAGGTTGATGAAAATATTGTAGTAGGAATTTCAACAAAAAATGATAAATCTTTATATGTTAATGAAGAAAAATTAGATCCAGAAACAACTCTTGAAAGTATTTTTGCTTCTCCAATTATTCCTTACTTAAAGAAAGATTACTTCCTTATGGTAAACGCTGTTAAAGAAAACATTTCAAATATAATTGAATTGGATATAGCTTTAAAGGTTTATAATATGTTACAACCGACATTGGAATGTTTTGTATTCAATTATAAAGACAATATGTATCTATATTCAAAAGACGCAAGAACAGGAAGTGCATTCTATCAATTTGAATCAGTTTCAGAACTTATCAATGAAATTCGTAAAGAATTAGATTTTGATGTTACACATTTCTTCGAAAATAAACTTTCAAAGGAAATGAAGAAAATTAAAACTTTAGAAGATAAAGAAAAAGTCATTGAAGCCCAGATTATAGACAATTCCAACGCTATTGATGAATTAAAATATGAGAAAGCATTATTGGAATCAGATAAGAGTTTGAAACTTTTATTCGATAATTTATTGAGAATGAGAGAGGGACTTTATCAGGAACTCAATAAGATTAAAGACGAAAAAACACAGTTTAAGAAATCCTTAGTCCGTTAATTTTTAGTTCTTAAAAACAAAAGACCACCGATGGATTTTTCTGTCGGTGGTTTTTCATTGAAAATAAATTAAACAAAATTTATAAAATGACATATATATTATAATATATGTCGAAAAATAAGAAAAGTTTGAAAATTGACCGATAAATTTATATTCCTTTTTAATCCTTCCTACTCCTATTCAGATTCTTTTATCTTCCTTGATTTTTATGGTATTTCACTATAAGATCAAAAAAAGCAAGAACTAATGTATGTCAAAAAAAGGATATCTCGATGAAGATGATTTTTATTATCAAATAGTATTATCAAAAGGAAAGGGATTTTTAACTAAAAAAGCTGAAATAATGATTAAATTAATTGGTGATAACACTATTGTAAAATTAAAACACCGTTACAAAACTGAGGATGATAAAAAAGATTGTTTACAATCTGGATTATTATTCATGTATTTAAATTGGAATAGTTTCAATGATAAAAAATTTAAAGTAGCAATGCCCTATTTCACTGAAATTTTTAAAAGAGGGGCAGCGGATGGGTATAATAAATTATTGAATAAAAAATCAAATCAAGAGGGGATTCCCACAATAAGTTTGGACTCTTGTAATGATGGTGAGGGATTTTTTAATATATAAAAATAAAAATAGTTTATGGGAAATAGTCATCCACCTAATAATAAAAAATACCATCAGGGTCTTTATGTTTGTATGAACCCAGATAAATATTTGGGAGATCTTGAAAGAATTTATTTTAGATCATCTTGGGAAAGGAAACTCTATTACTATTTAGACAACAATAATAGAGTTTTAAAGTGGTCAGCTGAGGGATTAACAATTCCATATGAAGTTAATGAACATGGAAATTGGAGTACACATCGTTATTATCCTGACGCTTATTGTGAATTTAAAAAGAGTGATGGTAGTACTCGTATAGTTGTTTTAGAAATAAAACCTTGGAGTGAATATAGAAATTTTGAACCACCAAAAGAACCTAAGACAAAAACAGCAAAATCCTTGAAGAATTACGAATATGCTTTGAGAACATTTCAGAAAAATATTATCAAGTGGTCAGCTGCTAAGAAATTTTGTGAAAAAAAAGGGATTGAATTTTATATAATAACACCTAAGTTTTTTGAAGATAAAGACAATCCAAAAGTAAAATTATTTTAATTTATGACATTTCTTGAAGAATGTTACGCTTTATTGGGAGAATATAACAAGAATTTGAAAACTTGTGTTTATGAATCTACTCATATCATTTTTGATTTGATTAACAACAATAACAAAGAGGTTATGGTTGCCAAACCATCTAAATTATTACCGGGTAAATTTTACCTGATAAAATACGAATACATAAGTGATAAATTTTATGAGGAAAAATATATCGATAAAAAATATGTACCTTCTTTGAAAATATGGTGTCCTATTTATGTATTAGGTTTCAGAGAATCGGAAAAAATAGTTCAGAGATATGGAAAAAATAAAAAAATGATTATGTATGCTCTTAATCTTGATTATTTGCCATATAAATACAGAATAGCCGTCTTTGATAGAATATTTAAAGCTAATAGTGATAGAATAGATAAAAATAAAAATATACATTTAAAAGGGGAAAATGTTCTAAATGAAGTTCCATTGAGATCTGAATCTTACGCTGTATATAATCTTTTAAAGATGAATGGGGGATATGAATATTCTTTGACGGCTTATGATCCAGATAAAATAAATAAATTTTCATCAGGAAGTCCAGATTTATATGCCATATCAAGTACGATTGCTCAGAGGATGATGTTTATTGATTGTAAATTGTTAAATAGAAAAAACATTATAGAAACATATAAAAGTTCTCAAATAGATATTGAAAAAGATAAAATTAAGGCAATATTAGAATCATTTGATAAAATATTAGGTGATTTAGACAGTGATGAAAAAGATTTATTAAAAAAACTTAGACAGCTCGAAACTCATTTCGAACTCTTTAAAGATTAAACTTTTTGATTAATATAAAATAATATATAGGTTATATTCAGTGGATAACTGAAATAAAAAATAATTTCAATTTGTGGCAAGTTATAGAGGTGATTATTCAAGTCAACAGTCAGCCCAACAAAACCCGACAATTTTCAACAGAGTTTTAAGAGGATTATCTAATGTTTTTGGTGGTCTTGATTATAATGATATGAAGATCAAAAATGCTTATGCCTTGGGTGTTCATGAAGAAACGAGTGATGTTTTATACCATCCCCAGAGTACAAATATGTATGATTTATTTACTAAAAAAACGATTGCTCGTTTTCTCGATAAGAAATCAATAGCCTATTTAGATAGAACATATTTAGATAAAAGAAAAATTCTAAGACAATATTCAATCAAAGATGAAATAAAGGACTTCATCATTCAAATATGTGATGAGTGTATTATATATGATGACAATAACAAATTTTGTTATATAAAGGATTTACCAGATAGTTACGACCAAACAACAAGACAAAAATATCAAGAAGTGTTTGATAGATTAATGAACGAATTCAATTTTATTGATGGTGTCGTTGCTTGGAATTATCTTAAAAGTTTATTGATTGATGGTTATATCGCTTATGAAATCATTTATGATGATCGTCAAAAAAATATCATAGATTTGGCCCCACTTGATCCAATAACATTAATTGTGGCTACAGATCCAGTATCCAATACAATGATCTGGATTCAATACCCAGATAATCCTCAACTTCGTAGAGTATTATTGGATTCACAAATTGTATACATATCATATTCTAATAATAATGAATATGGTGATACAAGTTATGTTGAAAACCTTATTAGACCTTTTAATCAATTAAAAATGATTGAACAGGCAAAATTATTATACAATATTAATCAAGCTTCTCTTTACAAAAAATTTATAATTCCAGTTGATGGTTTATCCCGTCAACAAGCCGAACAACAGATTTATGAATTAATGTCCGATTACCATGAAGATGTTCAATGGGATGAACACTTAGGATTGGTTATGATGAATGGAAGTACAAACATTCCTCACGCAAAAGATTTCTGGTTTCCATCAAGTGCTGGTCAAACACCATCATTCGAAATAGTAAAACCAGAACAAAATAATCTAGCAGAAGATGTTACTTTACAATGGTTCTTTAAGAATTTTAAAAGAGCAAGTAAAATTCCATTCCAAAGATTCGAAGAAGAAAGTGGTGGTGGTACATTATATGACTCAACTACTCAGATAACCAGAGATGAAATTAAGTTCAAGAATTTTATCAATCGTATTAGAACCATTTTTAAAGAAATTATTACTAAACCTTTGAGAATTCAAATGATTTTGAATTTTCCAGAATTAAAGAAAGATGTTGTATTCTTTAACTCTATGAAGTTAATGTTTAATTCTGATGTGTTATTTGAAGAATGGAAATATTTAGCCAACTTAGATAAAAGGGCATCAATAGCAGCCAATCTATCCAGTAATTTAAGAGATATGGGAGATAAACCATATTTAAGTGTTGAATGGATAGCCCGTAATATCATGAAATTCACTGATAAAGATATTGAAGAAAATGAGAAATATAAAATGATAGAACGAAAGAAATTTATGCTAGAGCAGGGATTAAATCCACCAGAAGAGCCGGGTGGTGGTGGTCCGGGTGGTGGTGGAGAAATTCCGCCTCCTGAAGGTGGTGCCCCTGAAGGTGGTGCTCAAGGTGGTGTTGGTGGTCCTCAGGGTGGTGCACCGCAAGGTGGTGTTGGTGGTCCTCAGGGTGGTGCACCGCAAGGTGGTGTTCCTCAGGGTGGCCCAGCTGGTGGACCTCAGGGTGGAGGTGGTCAGGCCGGTGGACAAGGACAAGGTGGTGGACAAACACCCACTATCTAAGATTTTAATTTTTTTAAGGTATCACTTATCTTTTGTTTTATTATATCACTCTTGGAGGGATTATCAACCCCCCAATTTTTCATGCTTGTTTCTTGCCTTTTACCTTCCGAACATTGTCTACACATATATTTATCACCATATCTTTTATACTCAAAATATTTCATTTTTCTAATTTTTTTACAATTATCACAAGAAACATCAACTTCACAATGACTATTTTCGGGTAAATCTCCCACAAATACACTAAGGGTATCCATCATTTCAGCATCGTATCCTTTTTTACGAAAAAATCCGATATTTCTTTTCGTAATTACAATCTGAACAATCTTTGAAATTAGCATGCTTTAAAGGGTTTTCTTGTTATATATTAATCAGTTGAGGTCAAACATATCTTTTTAATGGAAAAATACCATATTATTTGGTGAATATATATAAAAAAAGCATTGAAACCATAGACTATGAAAAATGTAATAATAATTGATAATACATTGGGTGGTCTGGAGAAAATCAATGAGGTCGTAAGTAGTAAGGGTAATATCCTATATATCATGAAGGGTATTTTTACAGAATTCAATATTAGAAATAGAAATGACAGGATTTACACCGCAGAGAAATTCTTACCCCATCTTAGTGAATTATTAGAAAGAAAAAAACTGTTAAAAGTTGTCTATGGAGAGTTTGATCATCCAGATGTATTTGATACTAGCTTAACTCGTATTTCTCATACAATTCAAAATGCTTGGTTTATAAAGGAAACCAATAGAGTTGATGGAGAAATTAAATTAACTAATACCTTTTATGGAAAGGAAGCACAAGCTCTTGTAGATGATGACCTACCTATTTTCGTTTCCAGTAGAGCTGCCGGTGTAACAGAATCGAATGGTGAAGTAACAATTAAAAAGTTATTCACCTATGATTGTGTTGCAGACCCCGGATTTAGTTCAGCCCGAATGGAATTGAAAAACATGAATGAATCATTGGGATTCAATGAAAATTTAAACTTCAGGATATTCGATATATCTGAGGAGTCAAAAATAAATGAATTGTTCAATATGGAAAAAAACGAAATTGGAACTCAGACAAAATTGGAAGAGTTCAAATCCTATTTAGACAGTGAGTTATTGAAAACAAAAAATTCCATTGAAGAAACTCTTAATTCAAAGAATTTCGATCCGGAAAAACTCTCTCGCCTTTATGAAGAATTCGAAACATTATCCGAGGGTCAAAAAAGAATGGCCGAATATCTTGATCAGATAGCAGACGCGATTAATGTTTTAGTTCAAGAAAACAAACAGTTGAAGAAAACAAACGACAAACTGGAAGAAAGAGTTGAGAAAAACAAAGAAAAAACAAAACTCATTATCGAACACAACGACCACATCGCAGAAGCAGTCGAAAAAACAATTGGTTATATTGATTATTTAGCAGGTACAACCGACCAAGTTATTGATTATCAAAAATACATCGCTGAAAAGTTAGATAACGGTATTAGTTTTATCGAATATGTAGCTGAACAGACTGAAAACACTATTAAATATAGTGAATACATCGCTGAAAACTTTGATAAGATAGCTGATTACGCTGATTATATCGCAGAACATCTCGATAAGAACATTATGTACGCTGAATATGTAGCCGAAACGGTTGACAATCTTGTTGATTACGCCGATTACATCAGTGAAAGTGCAGAAAAGATTGTTGATTATACTCAATACATCGCCGAGCATGTAGATAACGCTATCAGATATGGTGAATATGTAGCAGAACAAACTGATAACGGTATCCGTTATTCAGAAATGTTGGCTGAAAATCTTACCGATTCTATCGCTTATCAAAAATATGAAGCAGAAGTCATTGATAGACACATTGACTACACAAAGAGAGTTGTTGAGAAATTAGGTGTTACTGAAGCCATTGGTGATATGACAACTGATGATCCTTCAAATTATTATGAAGATAAACCAGAAGAAAAACCAGCAGATGGTGCAACAGAAGAACCTAAGGTTGAAGAACCGGCTCAGGAAACACCTCCAGCTGAAGAAAAACCAGCTCAGGAAGCACCAGTACAAGGTGAAACACCACCAGTAGAAGAAACACCAGCTCAGGATGCTGAAGGTGTAAATACTGAGGAAGTTCCACCACAAGAAGAAACAGGTTTAGGTATTACTCCGGGTATGATTGTTACTGTTAAGGGAGATAAAGATGAAGAAACAGCACAACCAGAAGGTACTGAAGGAGCTACTGAAGAACCAACTCGTACAGGTGAAGTTCTCGCAACAGATGATACTACAAAAATTGTAGTTGTAAAAATGGGAGATACTGGCGAAGAAGTTGAAGTCGAAGAAAGTAGACTTACAATTTTAGGTACAACCAAAATTTACGAAAATACGAATCAGATAACAAAAGACATAAAGAAACTCATCGAAGCCGCTAAAAAACGCGAAGCCGCTAAGACAGAAGATCCTCACTTCTTATTATTCTTACCTGAAAAGAAGAAAGCCGCTTATTATGGTTTAACTCCAGAAGATAAGGAAAAAGTAAACTTTGTCATGAACGAAAACAAGGGAAATTATTCAAACGAAAGTGATGTTCTTATATTAATGCAGAAAGCATTGTTCAAACCAACCAGATCATTAAATGAAACATTGGTTGAAAATATTCCAAGTGACTTACAGCCAATTTGGGAAAAATTAAATCCGAAAGTACAAGAAAGTATTTTAGATACAGCACAATTCTATACTGACTTAACTACGGAGAAAAAAGTAGAATCATTCTGGTTAACCAGAGATCTTCTACAATATGCACAAGCTAACACAGGAAAGAAAGTATTGAATGAAAACATAAATACATACGATAATTATTCACTTTCTGATGAACAAGTTGAGCATATGAAAAATGTTCTTAACAGATACTAAATCTGTTAAAATTATATGTTTAATTACCACTAATTCAGGTAAAATGGAAAAAAGTGAGTTTTTTGATTAAATATATAAATAAAAAAATAATAAAAAAATAAACTATGACACACTTTATAGTAGACAAAGCAAAAGCTTTAAAGAAATGGACACCAATCCTCGAAGCCTTAAAAGTAAAGGACGAAGAAAAAAGAGAATGGATGGCCGAATACGCTGAAATGCACCAGCTTCATATCAATGAAAACGTGGCATATGTCAACCTTAACCAAAACGGTATGGGTAACATTTTAGCTCCAACAGTTGGAACTATCCCATCTTCAGTATGGCAAGCAGGTGCTGGTAACATCGGTAGTGGTGATGTTGCACAGAATTTACTTCCAGTATCAATGAAGATCGCAGCTCAAACAATCGGTTTAGATTTAGTAGCTGTAAAACCAACCGCTTCTCCAAGAATTGAGTTGTTATTCGTAGATTTCAAATACGATAATGCTTATGGTGATGGATCTCGTGAAGATCAAGAAGCTGAACAAAGACCATTGGTTTTCAAATTACAAGGTGGTGGTGCAACAGCAGCTACTATTACAGCAGCTATCATCGCTGATTTGAAATGGCAATTAGGTGTTTATCAGATTCAAGAAAGAATTGGTGGAATTGATAAGAGAACTTGGGTTTATTTAGGTAGTGACACAACCTTTGGTGGTAGTGGTAAAACCTTAATAAGTGGTCCGGGAACAGCATCAAAAGTAAACTGGTTGGAATTCTTAGGATTCTCCAGAATTGATGGATTACCAATTTTCAGATGTTATCGTCAAGCTGGTTTCTCAGTTGGTCCAGTATTACCACAAGATGGTTCAGCTTGGACAGCAGCTAAGAATACATTTGACCAAACTACAGCCATGACAACTACTTTAATCGGTGGTTTCGTCTACGCTTCAGGTACAACTACATCAGTTGTTCCAACTTGGACAAGTTATATCACTGGTGCCACAATCACATTGGTTTCCTTATTGGAAGATCAATTACCGGGATTTTCAGCAGGACAAAATGGTTTCGAAGATGCATGGTCAGCTCAAGCAGCCGCAGACAGAGATAACTACAAGTCAAACGGTGGTGGTGCAATGAACAGATATCAGGATGAAAAGACCTATCCGGGTGTTATTGGTCCTGACGTATTCACAAAAGTTGTTACCGTTGGTGACATCGAAATCAGTTCAGCTTTAAAGAGAACTCAAATTGAGGATATTAAAGCCGCTACTGGAATGGACATCGTTCAGAAATTGGAAGGTGTTCTTATCAATGAATTAACTCAGGTTATTTCAAAAGAAATCGTAGCTAAGATCAGAAGTTTGGCAGCTAAGAACAGAATTTCAAACACCTGTCCAAAGAACGCAGACGGAACAAGTAAATTTGACTTCAATGTTGATACCTACTTGTCAGCAACTGGTTACGCACCGGGTGGTGAAACAACCCACACAATTCAAAGAAAGTTAGTTGCCAAGATCAACAACGCTTCTAACTTCATCGCTACTGATGGTAGAATTGGACCAGCTCAATATTTAGTAACAAACGGTAACATCGCTTCCGTATTACAAGATATCGCTGGTTACACACTTAACCCAACCAATGTTGGTAAATTAAACACCAACGGTCAGTTATACCCAATGGGTAACATCGGTAACATCCAAATTTATGTAGATCCTTACATGAGATGGGATGACAATCAAATCTTCGTAGGAAGAAAGAACACAATTGACCAGCCGGGTCTTGTTTTCATTCCTTATTTGATGGCACAGTCTATCAGTTTAATCAGTGAAGCAACATGGGCACCAAGAATGTTAATCCGTTCAAGATACGCAGTATCTGATATCGGTTTCTTCCCAGAAAAACAATACATGAGTATTAAAGTTACTGATACACATGGTTACTTAATCTAATAGTAGGTTTAATTACCATATACAAAAAAGTCGGACTCAGTTCCGACTTTTTTTTGCTCAAAACTTTGTTGTGAAAAAATGATATAATAGATATGAAAAAGAAAGAAAAAGAAAGAACATTTTTAGTCATTTATCAAGAAGTAATGGATGGTGAAATATTCATTAATAGAATGACATCTTCTGAAATCGAACATAAATTTAATTCGATAGCAAGAGATTATAAATTTTATCCACAAGACTCATTCGCTATTATAGATGGTGATGTGATTAAAAGTTTTTCCATGAAACTTGATGTGAATAAATTAGAAAATATCAAATAAATTTTTATTTCTGAAATATTTTTTGTATATTATTCATGATAAAAATTATAACTATGAAAAAAACAGTTAATCTTGTGTCAGCTTACCATTTCGATGTTTTTTGTGGAATGAATGATTACGCTGATATTAAATGTGGGGGGCCACCAACTCTTGGATATGATTTTTATGTTGACGGAGAAAATACAAAAAATCAAAAAAAGTTTAAAAAAATCATTGAAGATTTATTGAAAAAATATAATCGTCATTACCAATCAATAAGTGTTCGTATTATAAAAGAGTTTAGAGAGGATCAATTATGGTCAGAAGAAGATATTGAAAGATGTATAAAGAATCACAATCCAAATGATTAATTTATGAAAAAAATAACAGAAAAGAAAAGTAGAGGCTGGTTTTTTAAACCAATCATAACTGATTACTTCATTACCAAAGATGAAAAAAGATTCTTAAATGAAACAGAGGCCGAAGATTGGGAATGGTTTCTGAACAATAAAAACAGAATACTTAAAGAATATAATTTTACGGAAGTATCACCACTATCATTAGGTCTATATTATATGACAAACCCCATTTATTCTCGTAAATTTAAAATTGGGGATTATTCTAAGGAAAAAGAAAAAGAATTGATAAATTTTTTCTATGGTTTAACAAAAGAATTAGAATTAGAAAGATGGAATAAATATACCAAAGAATCAATAGAGTTTATGATAAAAGCGGATATAAAGAATAAATTGAATGAATGGTATTTCTTTATAATTGACAAACATCCAGCTGATGGGGATAGAATTTATATTTTAGGTGATTTAATAGCAAAAAAGGAAAATGAATTATGACAACACAAGAAGAAATTAAAGGATGGTTAAAAAGAGGGAAAAAAGAAAAAGCAACTCACATGATTGTAGTATGTGATACTTTCGATTATGATGATTATCCAGTTTTTGTTCATTCGAATGAAGATGTCCATAAAGTAAAGGAAGAATACAATGGAAAAGACATGCAAAGTGTTATGGAAGTGTATAATCTTTCAATGGATTGGGACACTCAATTAAATCAATTTAGGTCATTTAATTATTAAGAGTTATGAGTTTTTATGTAATAGATGTTGAATCAGATGGACCAATTCCACCGAAGTATTCAATGGTATGTTTTGGTGTAGTTAAAGTAAAAATTGGATTATCTGATACTTTCTATGGAACGACTAAACCAATCTCTGAATTATGGAAACCAGACGCCTTGGCGATAAGTGGTTTTTCCAGAGAAGAACATTTGAAATTTGATGATCCAAAAGAAACAATGATAAAATTCTTCGAATGGATTAAAAAAACCAATGTGGGTAAACCAGTTTTCATGTCAGATAATTTAGCCTATGATTGGAAATGGATTGATTGGTATTTTCATTGGTATTTAGAAGATAATCCTTTTGGATGGAGTGGAAGAAGGATCGGTGATTTATATTGTGGTATGAAAATGGATGTTTATACACAATGGAAACATCTGAGAGAAACAAAACATTCACATCATCCAGTAGATGATGCTATGGGAAACGCAGAAGTGGTTTTGAAAATGCAAAAAATGGGATTAAAAATGAAATTAGTATGATAGTCGAGGTATTAAATATGAATGATAGACCATTTGATGGATACAGATGGAAATATGTGGTGAGGGATGGTAAGTTATTTAAGACTCAGGATAAGAATGATATACAAGAAGGTGAATTATTTGGTTGGTTCAGTGTTACCCCTACAACACCCGGAGATACAATAGTTGGAGTATCTAAAAGAATAATTCGTGATAAGGAACAGCCGTGGTCAGATGATGAAATGATAAGAAGTGTTATAAATTTCGATTATTATCATCATCAAGCAATTATGAATTACATTCTGGACGATGGTGATTTTTATGATTATTGGATTGAGGATGAAGCTAGAGTGAATCAGAAAAGAAGTAGAAATTTAGGTGAAATTTTAAATAATAATATATGATTAAACAAACTAAGTACGGAATATATGATTTTCATGGTGGACAAGATTGTTTTCTATTAAGTGATAAAAAATATTACAATGAAGAAGTCTTGGAAAATGTCACTATAAATGATGATAATGGTATACTTGAAGTTACAGCCATAAAAACTTATTATCGTCATTTTTATTATTATGGAATGGGTTATTATTGGTGGAATGATTCGTGGTTAAAAGACTATGATTTAGATGGAAGAACAGTGGAAGATGTTACTGTGAAAAAATATAAAAATATATTTCATCTAATTATTGGTAAAAAATCAAGACGATTAAAAGATTCTGTGTGGTTAAAAATAAAAAATAAAACAGGACAATTAAATATGAAAACTTCATGTTGGTCTATAAATATGAAATAATATGGAACGAGAAAAAATTATTGAACTATTTAAAAAACACGAGGATGAGTATCTGAAATTTGATAGAATTCCTCTTGATGAAAAATTTTCGGAATCTCCCGATTTATGTGCATTCAAACTTATTTCTAATTTATTATTAAAGGATGAACATAGAAATAAAGATATTATCAGAGGGGCGGAACACGATGAAATATATTTAATGGAATTACAGGAATTAAAATGGATAGATTGGTCTGATAATATTACACGAATAGAAAATGAAATCATTTATCTGATTCGTTGTGGTGTCCGTTATGATAGTGGTTTTGATGTTTTAAAAATGTTTGTATGATCGAAAAGAAAACAGTAGGAATGAATATAAATTTTAATAATGTAAGAAAACAAGCTCTTTTTAATTATATCAGTCTTGTTGAAAAATTAAATAATTCTTTGAGGAAAGATTATTTGGAGGAACTGAGTAGTTATAAATCTAAAAATGTTAAGATAGAAGCTCAAGATATCGAAAAAGATTTGGAGAATCTTCGTTTTGATTTAATTGCTATTTGTTGTACTTACGACCAAGAAAATGAAGATTTTAAAGATTTGACAGAAGAAATACCGAGTGATGTCGTGAGTTTTAATCCAGATGATGATGAATGAACTAAGAGAACATAAACCAATCAAGGCTTCTGATAGAGATAAATTATCTCCAGTATGGGATATGAGCCAAGAGAGAATGTTCATTGAAAATCTTTTATGTCAAAGATTTAACTACTTTTTGATCTTTTTTTCTATTACGATAGCTGGTTTTAGTGGTGCTAAAAGTGTGTGGATTGGTGAAGTGATACTTATTTTTGGGGCCATAATTACAACTATGTTCTCTGGTGTACTCAGATGGAATCAGAAGAAATTGAATTTCATAATCGATGACCTACATAAAGACGAATCACACCCAGCTACAATCATAGATGATTTATCAGGAAATGGAAGAAGAAAAGTAATAGGAATATATATTCCGACACTTTGTTCAGTTACTATTATCATATCAGCCATAATTAATTTTTTGTATTTAATATTAAAATAAACATTTCGACATATTTCGAATATAAAAACAAAAAATATTAAATATGTTAGAAATTATAGAAGCCCCGAATAAGCCACAGGAAGAAAATGAATTAAAATTATTTTTGGCTGGTGGTATAACCAATTGTCCAGATTGGCAGGCTGAACTCATTGAAAAAATGAAAGCTGAAAAAAAAGAATATGATAAATATTTATTAGATCAAGTTACAGTACTTAACCCCCGTAGAAAAAATTTCCCGATTGATGATCCCAATGCCAGTGTAGAACAAATAACATGGGAATACAAGGGATTAAGAGAATCTGATATTATTGTTTTTTGGTTCTCCAAAGGATCTCTAAATCCAATTGTATTATATGAACTTGGTAAACATGGTACATCTCAACCGACAAAAATAGTAATAGGTTGTGATGAAGAATATGAGAGAATATCCGATGTCGAAATTCAAACCAAATTAGCAAGACCAGAACAAGAAATAGTTTACAATTTGGATAAATTTTATGCCAAAATTATTAAGGCTATTCATGATCTTATAACAGCGAAAAATAAAAAAAGTAAATGAAAAAAGAAATTGAATTTGGTGGATATAAAATTCTTTTTGATCCATATCAATTCGGAATGTTTCATTTTACTATAAATGATTTTACAATGTCTATCTCACATGATGCCGTAGCTGATACCGCTTCTAATTTTACTGAAAAAACTCCAGATGGATATGGAAAATGTATGATAGATATGGAAGCATTTATTCTCAATAAAATAATTAAAGCATATGAAGAACATAGAAATTCCAGATAAACAATTAATCGAATGTCAAATCCAAACACCACAATTTAAGAATAATAAAATTTGGTATATGAAAAAACAATCTGGTGTTTTCGATAAAGAAACTATGTTGTTCACTCATACTTTTAATATCAAAGATGATTTACTTGATTTTAGAGTTGGTGGTCATAATGTCCAATTTCAATCT